CCGGGGTGGTTGCTCCTGCCACTTGATCATGTTCATCCAGGCCTCTTTTGCGCCTACCCATTCATTCAAGTGCTTGGTCCTGAACGTGGCCTGTTTCGATGTGGACTGCATGGCTTCCCGCTGGCGCGCCTGAAGGAAGTCACCGCTGATCGAAATGCCGTAGTTCGGGTTGGCCTTGCGGAGCACGTCCTCGCTGGTCCAGTCGTCATCCTTGTCGATGGTGTAGAGCATCGCCCACAGATCATCTCGCTGGATCGTGCCGTCCAGCATCCGCTCGCAGTCTCTGACGAGCTGGTGGCACGGGCCGCCAATGCTCGATCCGGCAGTGGTAATCACCAGCATCATGGGCTGCTCTCGGGCACCCATGCCGGTTTCCATCGTGTCGAACAGGGTGCTGTCGTTGTGTTCGTGGTACTCGTCCACGATGGCGCAACTTGGAGAAGAACCGTCGCCAGGCTTGCCGATGACCGGCTCAAACCGGCTGCCATCCTCAACCCGGACCAGGTTGCTGGCATTCACATCGATGGCGAAGTGCTCTCGAAGCGCCGGCGTTCGCTCGGCCATGAGCTTCGCGGGCCGGAATACTTCCCAGGCCTGCTTCTCAGTGGTGGCACCGGAGTAGACCTCTGCGCCGAACTCATCATCAGCTGAGAACATGTAGAGCCCGAGGCCGCCGCCGATGATCGACTTACCGTTCTTCCGGGGGACGAAAATCACGACCGTCCGGTAACGGCGGGTGCCGTCCTTTTTCCTGACCCACCCAAACGGGATGCAGATCGAGAAAAGCTGCCAGGGCTCCAGCTTTATCGTTTGGCGCTTGCTCGCCCACTTGCCCTTCGTGTGCGGCAGTAGCTGCATGAACTTGGCAACTTTCTCTGCCAGGGCGGGGTCGAACTTGTATTCAAAGCCCTTGTTGCGGCTCTGCTTCTTGTCGTCCAGGTGTCTCTGGCATGCAAGCCGAACCCACTTGCAGGCCGGGATCTTGCCGGCAATCACCGCGCGCGCGTAATCCTCCGCCTTTTTCACCAGCGGATACTTTTGAGAGTTGGCCATCAGAGGTCAGCGAACGGGTTGCCTTGCGGTTTCTTCTGGCCAGGGCCGGCGACCTTGGCCCTGTCTGAAGGGGTCATGCCGAACTTTCCGAGCAGCGTCTCCAGCCTCACCAACTTCGCAGCCGGGAATTCCACCGGGTCCATGCGGAACTGCTGCATCAGAACGCAACAGATTTCCAGGCTGAATCGATCCGCTTCGGTAATCACATCCTTCGGGGCGGCAGCGATAATTTCCTTCCAGATTTCCCGCTGCACAGCCGAAAGGTGCGCAGGTGGCGATTTCAGCTCAGCGGTATCTGGATCTTGGCGCTCGCGTTGAGGGTCTTTCTTAAACGCTCCACGCATCTCCAGAACTTTGGTCGGGGTTCTCGGTCTGGCCATCTCGAAACATCAGTTTTGCGGACGTAAAAAAATGACTGTAGGCGCGGTCTAGGTCAGGAAGGCTCTGAACTTTTGATCGGGGGCACCCATGTCGTTGATTTATATGGAAATTTGAAGCCAGAGCTGACCGATGCTTGATGCGCCCTTGGTCATGTTGCACTTGCGACATGCGCAGGCCACGTTGCCCCAGGTGTGCGTCCCACCGTCAGCGAGCGCGATGATGTGTTCCAACTCAGGCGCTCTCTCGTGAGCCGTGCCTCGCTTTGATGGCAGCGTCTTGCGGCCGCACAAATGGCATCGCCACCTGTCACGCTCAAACACTGCTATCGGGTCGATATTGTCAGCCAGCGGAGAGCGCTCCAAAGCCCGACGCTTGGCCTTTGCCGTTCGCCGATGCTTCTTGCTCATCTTTAGCTTGTGGTCAGCCTCGCACTGCAGAGAGCAGAACCGGTTGCGCTTGAGTCTGCGGACATGAGGCTTGCCGCAACCGCAGCACTCGATCAGCCTTACCGAGACTGTCTGCCGTATCTTCTTGAGCGCCCGAACCTCTGGCACAACGATCAGGCTCACACGCTTGGCGCTGGCATTACGAACGTTCCGAGCTATCCGACGCAGGGCGCCAGACTCTTGCCGAACCCTGGACGCATGTATCTCTGCGCATGATCGACTGCAATACTTGCCAGAGTCCTTGCTGCTCCTCACTGATCGCTCTACTGGCTTATGGCATCCGGCACACCAGAACTGGGTAAGCCTTATAGCCTTGCCTTGGCGCTTTGCTCTCAGGAAGTTGGAGCAACTTCTGCTGCAGCATTCGGCCTTATGTACCTGGGCCGGCTTGAGGCGCATCTCTTTGCCGCACCAAGCGCAATCTTTGCTCACTCGATAACCGCGCTTTGTGTAGTGCGGGTCGCCGTGAGCTCTTAGCCGGCTGTAGTGCTTTGAGCACATGCCCCGCGTTACCTGGGGAGCGTCGCAGCCATCGATGCTGCATGGCGCTCTCTCACTTGCGCGGGATAGATATGCTCGCTGTGTTGATCTGTTCCGGCAGCGGGAGCCGCAATACATTGGCTCTTTGCCATGAGCAATCTTTCGTTGGAAGGCCTTGCCACATTCGTGACAGGTAAGTGTAGAATTAGCGTCAGCCATCAGCCTGCTCCTATCAGGTTGCTGGTTAGAAGCCTCGGGGTGTTGGCGCACCTCGGGGCTTCGTTAATTATACACCAGTGAAGCCTCCATCTTCACGCGCGGTCTTTTCTGAGTGGTGCGAATGGCAGAGCGCCTGCCAATTCGTCTTGTCCCAAAACAGATCCTGATCCCCGCGATGCGGGACAATGTGATCCACATCTGTAGCCGCTGTCACTCGCCCTTGGTTCTGGCATACAACGCAGAGAGGGTGATCCAGCAGAAAAGCCTTTCGGGCCTTCTGCCACTTGTAGCCGTAGCCACGCTTGGCGCTCGACTCTCTGCGCTGGTCGTGTTGCCGCTTGCCCTGGTCTGCGAGGTGTTCATGGCTCTCACAGAAGCGCTTGCCTCTGACCAGCGCACCGCAGGCGGGAGCAGAACATGGCTTCAGTGGTCGCTTAGGCATTAGTCCAGCGTACTCCCATCGAGGTAGGTCGTAGGCTCCTGGTCATCGTCCAGCCCTTCAGCCTCTGCCATGGCCGCAACGAGAGCCATATTGCTTTCTGCCATGCGGTTGATGGCTGCTGTCTGCTGGCGGATAGCCTCAAGAAGCTGGGCCAGCTGGTCATCACTCATGTTCGCTCACCCACTCCCTAAGCATTGCCTTATCTCCATTGCACAGATCGAGCATGACCTGCACCTGCTTTGCATACTCAGCAACGTCTGCCCATTCGGTTCCGGTGTACTCAGGCACGGGGCAGGCGGCAAGCAGGAAGGCCGGAGGGTTGCGGTAGACGGTGCTGGTTTTATAAACCGTCTGAGTTTTTACGCAGCCAGTCACCAACAGCAGCAGGGTGAGACTCACGAGCGCAGCGGTCTGCTTCCAGTGCGTCATTGAGTTGCTTCCTCACTCGGTTGAGCTTCTCGTCAGCCAGCTCCCGCGCTTCTATAGCACGGCGGGCCAACTCGTCTCGGGCGATCATGTCGGCTGCAAGGTCGTCGGCCACGGCCTTCTGGTTCTCGGCTGAAGCGGCGAGGTCGTCATTAGTCTGGCGTAAGCGCTGGGCTTCGCTGGAGAGGGATTGATTATCCTGGTACAGCCAGTAAGCCAGCGAGATCAAGCCAACCAATACCGATCCAGCGATTGCGATGCCGATCATCTTCAGGCGCCCCATGATCATTGCTTACCCTTCACGGCCTCAACCGCGTTGCCGCCGTAGTAGTAGAGTAGGTTGGCACTGAACACCCATGCCAGGGTTTGAGCCAGCGGCACCAGCTCCTGAGAAATGCTACCCAAAGAGGCCTGAAACAGGATCACGTAAAGGCCCAGCAGACTGGCGTAGGCCATCAGCCTGCGGTGATACCACCACTGGCCGGGGTTAGGGTGCTTATCGGTCACTTTCGATTAGCCGGTCGAGCTTGCTGTTGATCAGTCGGAGATCGGTCTTAAGATCGTCAAACTTCTTCTCGGTGCGCTGGCGATCGCTCATTCGTGATTGCTCAAGGTTTTGAACACCCAGCTCCAGAATAGCGATTCGGCGATCTTGGCCTGCCACGTACCAGAGAGCGGTAACGATCAGCATCATCGTCGTGATGATGTGGGCAACCCCGATGCCCTTGTCGATGTGCCAGCCGCGGCGATCCATATCACTCACCAGTCGCCTCGCCAGTCCGCATGATTTCGGCCAACTCATCGGCGCGGTAGCCCACTTGGCGAGCCCACTTAGAGTCGAGCATTTCATAGGCGGCCCGGCTGTAATCGCCCCGGCCAATGGCGGCCCACATGCGCTTGAACTTCATCAGGCCGTGGAAGCCAAGGTTAAAGCAGAGATTCACCAGAATAGCCTGACGCACCGGGTCAAGGGCGCGGTATTCGTCTACGGTTTCCATGTACTGGACGGCTTCATCGATATCCGCATCCAGCATTACCATGGCCTCTTCGCGTGAAATGCCCTTGTCGTCTAAATTTCTGCCGTAACCGATGGTCAGACGTGGCGGGGTGGCCGTGTCTAGGTAAGGCTTCAGGCGTAGACCTTCGTGCCGCTCAAGTTGTGATTTCAGCAGCTCGCGGTTCATGGGCAATCCTTCGGGAAATAAAAACCCCGGCGTGCTGAGCATTGGCCAGGGTCAGGAATTAGGGCGCCCATCCCAGCGTACCGAGGCAGAGGCCGGGGAGGACTTCCAGCGCGTCCGCTGGCATGTGAAAACCCGCACGATTTGAGCGTCGCCCCATAATTCAAGGGCCAGCACTGCCGGGACTCCCAGCGTTCTAGGCTTGGCGGGTGTTTTGGCTGGCCGCGCTGAACGGGGCCGTAACTCTGTCTGCACTTACGGACTGGCAGATGAGCAATAAAAAACCCGCAGACCTTGGGAGGGCGCGGGTTTTAGAGGCTTTTATAACAACATAGCTGGCACACTACTCTCTAATCAGAAATCTGTCAACACTCTGGCGTCAGGCGGTTATGCGACCGCCTTTTTTGATAACGAAAGCATGGATTCAAGCCTGCTGTAAGCGTCAACAATCCTCTGCCTGAAAGCGGGGATAGAGCACTTGAGCTCGTCAGCGCAGCGCCGGTCATCCCACAGAATCTCCACCGGCTTATCGGGGTTGAACGGATCGATTGCCTTCACCCGACCACGGTAGGCGCGATCAATGCAGGCCGCTTCCCGCTGACGATCTGACAGTTTCATCATAACTATGCAGGCCATCTTGTGGGCCTTTGTCCAATCTCTCAGGCCTACAGTTTCCTCCCACACCTTACTGAAACCACTAAAGCCCGAACTCTGGGGCAGCTCCCCTTTGAACGCCACGAGCTTGCCTATCAGGCTGTCGCCACGCCAGCCGCAATCCGACTCCCGGCTATAAACCACCTCAAGGAACAGATCGACCGTAACCTCTGCCATCTTCCGCACTGCTTTGTCGTCGTCAGATTTCTTCAGCCTCATTTGCCACCCCGCATCTTGTTAAACATCGCCCTGATTTCTTGTTCGTCGTCCTGCTTTTTCAGCCACACTTCCAGCTCTGGTCGGCTGATTCGCTTGGCTGTGTACTCGCCCCACATGCTCCGCGCCTTGGTTTCGGGCGGTATCGGTGCAAAACCCTCAAACCTTGCCCCGAACCGATCTCGGCAGCTCTGATACGCTTCGTCGATGGTTGCGCCCGTCAACATGACTGAGCGCTTGCCGTCAACGATGGCTGTGAGCTGGATCACTTCGGCAGCGCCTCCCACTCTGATAGCGTGACCTCAATTACCTTGCCGTCCGGGTATTGCAGGTAAACGCCGCCCATCATTGTGGTGCTGATCACCTCTGCCTCACCCATGCCAGTTTGAGCCTTGTCGCCGATCTCCGGCATTTGCTGTGGCTTCATCGCTCCACCTCCACTTCTAGCCACCTCGCCGCATAATCCCTGATCTTCTCAATCTCGCTTTCGAGCGCGTCTTTCTTGCCAGCCCGCCGCACGTATTTGCCAATCGTAAAGCGCATGGCGCCGTTAAACTCTTCGGGCGTTGCTGTCTTTGCAAACTCATCAATCCAGTCCTCGCCGGTTTCGTCCCGGTAGCGTGCTTGCCTGTAGTGCTCGCCGTCGTTGCCGTTCAGAATTATGTGGTTCATGCGCTCATCTGCCACCAGTTCGCACGACAGTTTCGGGTCGTGTGCCATCCTGCAATGTCCGCAGTTTTGAATAGTCATGCTGCCTCCCCTTTGTGCTCGAAAAGCGTGCACCAATACCAGATGCCAATCTCTGCCCCTGCCCTTTGCAGCGCGTCACCGATTGAGTCTTTTTCTCCGTCGCTCAGGCTCACGTAGCCCCACCGCCCGGTATCATCATTACACCCAACAACCGACAGAAGCCTGCCGCCCATAGCCTCAATTGCTGGGATGGGCTGCCTGTTGTCCGGAAAATCCGGAACACTCAATAGCGCAACGCAAAAGCTCTTCTCGTCCGGCCTGTGCTCCGCGCCCATATATATTTTCGCTGTGTACCTACTCATGCTGCCTCCCGTTGTTTTTGTAGCTCTCTCGCCAGTTTTCGGTATTTCGCTTTGATTGCCTTCAGGTCGTCTACCGTGTAGCGCTTCGGCTCGTGCTTGCCCTCTAGCCATGCCAGAGCGTCGTCACCGATTCGCTCCCGCAGTCGTATCCGGTACTCCACCGCATTGCCGCTGAGGTGCTGATTACACCGACTGCATTGGGCCCAGCAGTTGAGTTCTTCAAACCGAAGCTCTGGGCAAGCGCCTACCGAACGATAATGGCCCGCGTCAATCCGGCTCCCGGTCATCAGGCCGCTGTCATCCAGCACCGCGTCACAGCTTATGCAGGGCTGGCCGTGATCCCGCGCCCGTATGTATGCGTTGAACGCTTGCTGAGCCTCTTTTGTGTGTTCGCCCTTCGTTTTCAGCAGTTCTTTTTGCTTGCGTAACCATTGGCGGCTTTCTTTCGCCTCTCTCGCTGCCTTGCGCTCGTTTTCACGCTTAACCAAGGTCAACGCACAGGCCGGCGAGCAAGCCCGCTGTAGACTGTTGTGAGGCGCGTATGGCTCTTTGCAGACTTTGCACTTTTTCACTGCTCGCCCTCGAAGTTGCCGGGATTGAACACAGGCGAACGGGCTGGCCGTCGCTGCTCACTTGGCAGAATCTCAATCTCGCCGCCGTTGGCTAAAAACTCAGCCGTTTGTTGCTCGATGTCGGCGCTGGTTTGGGCCGCTGCCTTTGAGCGGGTGCGCCCGGTGCCTTGGTGTACGTCTCGCTTCATGTGCTTCTTGAATTCTTCGCGGGTCATGCTGCTTCTTCGCTCCGTTTCGGCCAGTCAGGGCACTGGATGCCCAATCGCTCGCCCAGATGGCGAGATAAAACCGCGTGTATCTCAGTTGGCTCGGTGGTGGTGATTTCGGTGGTGCTGGCCTTGCTGGTCATCGCCTGCTGAATGGGCCGCCACAAATGCTCTTTGACGCTCTGCCCCGTCCAAGGGATATCAACGTCCTGCCGCAATGTCCGGCGCATATCCTTTCCGGCATCGTTGAGCGTGTCGGCTAGCCACTGGCAAAACAGATGGAGCGCCCGATTTTGCGTCAGCGTCCGCTGCTTCGCCTTGCGCCGGAACTCCACCTCGACGTACTTGTTTTCGCGCCACGCCTCGGCCAGTTGCCGCTGCGCTTTGGCAAGGGCAACTTCGGAGTTAATAACGATGGGCTCGCTCATGCCGCGCCCTCCGGTGGGTGCCACTCCGGCATCCGCTCATAACTCCCGTTGGCCGTTACCCGTATCTCGCCGCCCTCGCGTAACCGGCGAAGAACGCCCATGGTTCTCAGGTCGTCGTAGCCAATCAGGTCGGCCAGTTCGTGCCGAGTCATGGTGCGAAAGGTCAGCGCGGCCAGAATCTGCTCTTCGGGTGTCATGCCTCCCTCCATTTACAGCCCCGACAGGCGGGGTCAGTTTGGCGATAAGTGTGCCCGCAGGTGTTGCTCTCAGGCAGTGGCAGCCACGGCTTACCCGGTGCAGGGCGATCCTTGCAGGCGTAGCGGTGGCCTTCGCTGACAAACTGGTGGTTTAGGTCTTTCTCTGGCCGGTAGGTCATGCGGCCACCTCCCTGATTGCGGCAATGCGACTGTCGAGCCATTGCTGCCAGCGCGGGTCAGTGACTTCAACCAAAGGCGCTGTGCAAGTGCCCAACGGGCAGCCTTTGCAGCCTGGGTGCTTTTGGCAGTGGTCGATAATGTCTTTAGGCAGGTTCATGCGGCGGCCCTCCGTGACTTAATGAGCCCATCCAGGTAGTCGAAGCCGCGCACCGTCATGATTTCGCAATCCACCTCAAAGCCTTCTTTAACCAGCCTTTTCGCCAGCGCATACGCGGCGTGCTGGCCGGTGTAGCTCTCATCGTTGTCGCCAAAAATCATCACGCGCTTCACGCCTTCGGGTGGCTCGAAACTCTCAAGCCCGCCCGCGCTCACACACGCCCAGCAGGGCAAGCCTTCGCCCTCCATCACGGCCAGTGCGTTCTCAATGCCTTCGGTGATGGCAATATGCTCGGCAGTGGCAGCCAGTCGGATTGCCCCGCCACTGATGGTGTTAATCGGGCTCATGACCTTCTTCACCGCTGGCACGGGCGCTTTTTCGCCTTCTTCGGTCAGGTACGTCAAGTGAAAGCTCTCAATGTCGCCTTGCGCGTTTTCTATCTTTGCCACCATTGCCGGATACCTGCCCACAATGCGGCCCTCGCTGAAGTACGGCAGCGCCGGGTGATAGCGCAGGCCATAGCCGTTGATGCCCGTTAAGCCACGGCGCTTCAGGTACAGGCTCACCGGGTCTTTGCCGTTCAGCCGTTGCAGCTTTTCACCGATGCGCCTAAGTGCCGGGCGCGGGTCTTTCTTTGGCGCTGGCTTGGCCGGTTTGATCTCGGTGTTGTTGCAGATGGTGTCAATCTTTGCGGCTACGTCCGAAAAGCCCATGCCAGTGAATAACTGGGCAAGCTGAAAGCCGTCTCCGCTGCCGCAATAGCTGCAAATGAAAGAGCCGGTGCCTTGCTTGTTATCCCATCGGAAGCGGTCAGTACCGGCGCAAACTGGGCAAGGGCCGTGCTTGTTCTTCAGGTAGCGGGCTTCGATGCCGAATTCGGGCAGAATGGCGTGCCACTTTCCTTGGGCGATGTCGCGTGTTGGGCGCTTCATGCTGCGTCCCTCCGCTTAGCCGCCTTGATGTTCAGATGGCGGATAATTCGCAGCGTTTCATCGCTCGGAAATTTCGGCTTAATTTGACGCGTGTTTCGCGGCGCTCTGCCTGCGTATTCCTGGCACTTGTAGTAAGCCCACCCCGGTTTGATACCCTTCTGGGCGCAGTAGCCGCGCAATTCGGCGTAGAATTCGGCTAGCCGCTCGGTCGTCCACTTATCTTTCTTCGGCTCTTTCGTCAGCTCGTACAGCTCGCCATCGACCACCTCAACGTCTTTGCGCACTTCAGGCTTGAAGCCGCAAGAAGGGCACAGGTGTTTCGTGCTCACGAAGCCGCAGCTAATGCAGGGCTTTTCAACCGGGTCTTTCGTTTCGCGTTGTTTGCGGTCTAGGTTGCGGCTGTTCTGGCCGTCGTGCAGCTCGGTCGGCAGTGGCGAATCAGGCAGGCCGTTGATGATGCAGTTGCCCGCATGGTCGATGATGATGCAGTCGTCTTTGCCTTCAGCCGTTCGCAGGCCGCGCCCAATCATCTGGATATGCAGCATTAGCGACTTGGTAGGCCGTGCCAGGACAACGCAGCCGGTTTCAGGTGCGTCAAAGCCCTTGGTTAGCACTGCCACGTTGCACAAAACCTTGATCTCGCCACGGCGAAAGGCGTTGATGGTGTTCGTTCGGGCTACCTTGTCGTCGTCATAGCCGTCGATGTGTTCAGCATGTACGCCTAACTGGTTGAAGCGATCACACAAAGCTCGGGAGTGCGCCACGTTCGTGGCAAACACGATGGTCTGTCGGTTCTCGGCCAGCTTCAGCCATTGCTCAACCACATCACCCACCAAGCCAACATCATTCATCACTTCAGCCAGCGCTTCGCTGTCCCAGTCGCCGGTATGGTTCGTTTTAACGCCTGTCAAATCGGGTATATTCGGCGCGTAACAGCGGGCGGGGCACAGGTAGCCTTGCTGCATTAAATCGGCTGTGGTGACGGTCGTAACCAGCCGGTCGAACACTTTGCCGAGTCCCTTACGAAACGGTGTGGCGCTCAGGCCGATCACCGGGACCCGATTCTCTTTGCACCACTGAATGATGTCTTCGTGGGCGCTGTGCAAAACGTGCGCCTCGTCGATAATCAGTAGGCTCGGGCGCAGCTCGTCGGGCATTGAACGCCAGCGGCGGCGCAATGTCTGAATGGTGGCCACTTGAACCGGGGCCGCGTAGTCCGTCATGTAATGCTGCCCCTGAATAACGCCTACCCACATACCATCCTGCTCAAACCGAGCGGCGGCTTGGTCTACCAGTTCCAGCGAATCCACGATAAAAAACGCCTTTTTGCCCTTGGCGCACGCACCCTGCTTGATGGCTGATGCGATAGTGGTCTTTCCTGATCCGGTGGGAGCCATAAGCATTTGAGCCGTTGCGCCCTGGCGTATGCCGTTGCGCAGCTCGGTTAACGCCTGCTGCTGGTAGTCTCTTAGCTGTTGCATGTATAATTCTCCTGTCCTGTTGGATACTCGCCCCGGTTCTTTGGTTAGCTGCCTTCCCGGGGCGTTTTATTTATGCGGCCTGCTTTTGGACGTGAGCCTTCATGGCATCAATGCCGCTCTTTAGTGACACGCCGTTTCGCTTTGGCTTTTGCCATTTGCCCTGCCATCGGTACTCGACAACAACGGCTTTTGCTAAATCAACGTCAGTGCGGTCACTGTGACTGCAAACAAAAGCCACTGCGTTTATGCCGCATGCTGGCTGGTGGCAAGCATCGCAAAGCCTTTCCAGTGCAAGCCGTTGGCCAAACGACAAGCGAGCAAGCCCGTACTTGGCTTCAACAAAAACAAAAAAGCGGCCCCCGAAGTCGATGTAAGCGTCAAGGTCGGTGGGCATAATCTTTCCCCATCTAAGCCCGCCAAAATCGACAATCTGCTGCTTGTGTTCGCGGTTCCGAATTGCGCTACCCTCAACCATTGGTGAGAACCCTCCCGCGCTCGGCAAATGCCGCCTTAAATTCACCAACTCGCTCGCCCATGTAGACGATTGCCTGCCCTTGCAGCGGGGTGTTAGCGGGATTTCCTTGTGCGTCTAGGTA